GCGAGCGCGCCATCAAGAACGCCGGCCGCGAGGCCGCGGAGGGGGTGGCGCTGGCGGTGAGCGGGGCGTGGGTTCTGCCGCAGTTCAGCGATCGCGGCATGAAGAAACTCACGGACTTCAACGACCTCGCGGCCACCGACGGCCCGCAGTCGGTTACGGCGCAGATCGAAGTCAAGATCGCTGCGTTGCGGTGGGGCGTGGCGGATGCCCCGCGCCAGGAACGCGAACCGGGGGGGCGGGGGCGGCAGCTCAAGCCCGTCAACTCCGTGGCCGAACTGTTCGACCGCTTCGCGGTGATCTACGGCCACAACAAGGCGCTGTTCGATTTTCAGGAGCGCATCCTGGTGTCGGTGGACGACATGAAGCTCGCCTGCAGCGGCCGGGAAATCTGGAAAAGCTGGCTCGAATCCGAAGAAAAAAAAATTGTGCGAATCGAGAACGTTGGGTTCGACCCCGCCGGCCAGGACCCGAACATCCTCTGCAACCTGTTCGATGGCTGGCCGGTCGAGCCGCGGCAGGGCGCCTGCGAGCAGATGCTCTCCATCCTGGAATACCTTTGCTCCGGCGAAAAGAACCACCGCGACCTGTACCACTGGATTCTCAAGTGGATGGCCTACCCGCTGCAGCACCCCGGAGCAAAGATGAAAACCGCGCTGTTGGTGCACGGCCCGCAGCGCGTCGGCAAGAATTTTTTTTTCGAGTCCTACATGAGCATCTTCGGCCAGTACGGCCAGGTCATCGACCAGGACGCGCTCGAGGACAAGTACAACGACTGCTTCAGCCGCAAGCTGTTCCTGGTGGCGGACGAAGTGGTGGCGCGCCAGGAGATGTTCCATGTCAAGAACAAGCTCAAGGGCATGATCACCGGCAGCAAGATCCGCATCAACCCCAAGAACGTGAAAAGTTACTGGGAAACCAACCACTGCAACATCATCTTCCTCTCGAACGAAACCATGCCGCTCGTGCTGGAGCGCGACGACGGCCGGTTCGTGGTGGTGTGGACGCCCCCGAAGCTCAGCCCGGAGTTCTACAAGGACGTAGAGCGCGAAGTGGACGCCGGCGGCGTGGCCGCGCTCTACCACTACCTGCTCAACATGGACCTCGGCGATTTCGGCCCGCACACGCCGCCGCCCATGACCAGCGCCAAGCGCGAGCTCATGGACCTGTCCATGGATTCCACCGAAAGGTTCTGGATCGACTGGAATGGCAACCAGATACAGCCGGTGCCGTGCGTGCCGGTCAAGGGCACGCAGCTCTATGCCTTCTACCGCGAATGGTGTGGCCGTATGGGTTACCCGCGCTACGCACCGGAGCCGCGCTTCCTGGCCGAGATCAGCAAGCGCACGGATGCACGCCGCTTCGTGGGACGTTATCTGAATGGCAGCGGCGAAAAACAGGCGCGCTTCATTATTCCGTCAGGCACAGACCAACCGCCGGACCAGAGCCAGGCCATATGGCTGGGTGAATGTGTGCGCCAATTTTCCGACGGCGTACAGACATGGCGCAGTGAACACGAGGATATGAACTGAAAATGTGACGGACGTGACAGGCAACGTGACAGGCTTGTGACATGTTAAGTGATTGATTTTTTTTGTTTGTGACAGACGTGACGGGCTAACACACGCGCGCACGTAAGGATAAGAACAAATGCACGCATATGTTTTTTCGCTCTACGCGCGCGCGACGTGTCACATATGTCACACCTGTAACAAAAGAATAGAAACAAATAGATAGAACGTGATCGAAACGTGAAAGGTAACTATAAACGTGTCACAAAGCAGGAGATTAATGCCAATGAACATCCAAGTCTGCCCAAAATCCGCCGTTTCCGGACTGTTGCTCGGTATTCTGCTCACAGCCTCGTCCTGGTATGGCGTATCGCTCAGCGATCGCCGCGAAGTCCGCCAGGCGCTGCTGGCCCAGGCCAAGTGCGACCCGGCTGGGTTCGTGGCCATCACCTTCAGCGACGAAAGCCAGTTCACCTGCGCGCCGACGCAAACCCAGCCGCCCACCAGCCGCGAGGAGGCCGAGCGCCGCGCCCGGAACAGAAAATGAGCCGGCGATCCATCAACCTGACCAACCAGCGGTTCGGCAAACTGGTGGCGCTGCGCGCTGAGGGGCGCGACGTCTACAACAATGTGCTGTGGGTATGCCGGTGTGATTGTGGCCAGGAGCGAGTCGTGCCCCGAGGTTCGCTCACCAGCGGCAGCGCCAGACACTGCGGGTGCCAAACCGAAGCGAATCGCCTCGCCACCGCGCGCGCCAACGCCGCGTGCCGGCGTCAACGCCCCGCGCCGGGGTCGGCGGTCGACAACTTCCTGCGGAGATACCATCCATGATCGGATGGATAGAGGCGCCGAAAGGCTGCTGGACCAACCCGTCCGGCTATCGCATCGCCGCCTCCGGCCAGGAGGCCGCGCCCCGCTACAGCGCATGGACGCCGGCGCGGCCGCAGGCCGAAGTGGAGGCGCGCCGCAAGGTGCGCTATGCGCGCGGCGAGGTGGTGCCGCAGGCGCGCGAATTCATCGGCTGCACAGACACCCTCGAGGCCGCCGCCGAGGCCTGCGCGGAACACGCTGGGAGTGTAGCGGCATGAACTACCGCGCAATACCGGAAGATATCGACCTCGTGGAAAACGCCGCAGCCATCCTCGACGGCGAGGCCCTGGCGCTGCGGGTCTGCAGCACCCTGCCGCCCGAGCACAACGACTGGAGCGGCGAAGAAGAAGCCCGGCGGATACACGACAGCTGGAAGCAAACGGTCGCGCAACTCTATGCGCTGGCCGACCGGATGAAGCAATGACCAACACCGCCACCCTCTCCGAATTCGCCGCGCTCATGAACGTGAGCCCGAGCCACATCACCAAGCTCAAGCAGCAGGGGCGGCTGGTGCTGGACGGCAAGCGGGTGGTGGTCAAGGCGTCCATCCGCCGCATCCGCGAAACCGAATCCGGCCGCCGGCCGGACGTAAAAGGCCGGCACGCCGAACACCGCGGCAGCGAGCTGCCGCTGCCGACGGAAGGCGGGGAAGAAGCCGCCCCGGGCGGGCCGGAGGATCCCACCCCGCCCGTCGGCAGCCGCGCCTACTGGGAGCGCAAAGACCGGGAGGAAATCGCCCGCATGCGCGAAATGGAGCGCCGCAAGATGGAGGGCGATCTCGTGGACCGCGAGGCGGTGGACTTCGTGCTCAACGATTACGGCGCCACCCTGCGCGGCCTGCTGGAACGCCTGGCCGACCGCCTGAGCCCGCAGGTGTACCCGCTCACCACGCTGGAGGAAACCCACGCCGCCATCAGCGAGGCGGTGGAAGACCTGCAGCGCGAAATGGCGGAGGCGATGAAGCGGCGGATGGATGGGTTTGGGCAATGAAACACCTTTTGAACATTTCGGCGATCGCAATATGAACGCCGTCACCATCCACAAAACCACCTCCGTCGGCCAAACGGCCGATTCAGCCAACTGGCGATCCTACTGCTACCGCAAACTCGCCGCCGCCACGCGCCCGCGCGACCGACTCACGGTCAGCGGCTGGGCGGACCGGCATCGGTGGCTCAGCAGCAAGCAAAGCGGCGAGGCCGGCCCGTGGCGCACCAGCCGCAACCCGATCCTGCGCGAGATCATGGATTGCCTGTCGGTGCATTCGCCGGTAGCGGAAATCGTCATCATGAAATCCTCGCAGGTGGGCGTCACCGAACTCACCGTGAACTGGCTCGGCTACATCGTGGAGCACGCCCCGGCCCCGGCCATGGTCATCATGCCCACGCTCGAAAGCCGCGACAGCTGGAAGGCGCAAAAGCTCAACCCGCTGCTCACCGAAACCGAAGCGGTGCGCAACGTGATGGGCGGCGTGCGCTCGCGCGACGCGGCCAACCGCCAGGACATGATCGACTTCCCGGGCGGCATCCTGTTCCTCGCCGGCGGCAACTCGCCCAACAGCTACGCGCAGAAATCGGCGCGCTACCTGGTGATGGACGACCTCGACCGCTTCCCCGAGGAAGTCGGCAAGGAGGGCGACCCGGTGGCGCTGGCCCGCGGCCGGCTCAAGGCCTTCGAGCGCAGCAAATTGCTGCTCATCAGCACCCCCACCATCAAGGGCGCGAGCCTCATCGAGCGCGAATACGAGGCATCAGACCAGCGCCGCTACCACATCCCCTGCCCGCACTGCGGCGAGTTCCAGGCCCTGAAATGGGACAACCTCCAGTACAGCAAGCCGGCGCTCACCCACGCCTGGTACGAATGCGAGCACTGCGGCAAAGCGATCGAGGAACACCACAAGCCCGCCTTCCTCGCCGCCGGCAAGTGGGTAGCGGAAAAGCCTGAGGAAAAGCGCCGCGGCTACCACATCAGCGCGCTCTACGCGCCCATCGGCCTCGGCCCCTCGTGGCTGGACCTGGCCCACGAGTGGGTCACGGCCGTGCAGGACAAGGCCGCGCTCAAAACATTCCTCAACACCCACCTCGGGCAAACGTGGCGGGATGAAACCGCGAGCGTCACGGTGCACGAGCTCGAAAAGCGCATGGAGGACGTGCCGCCGCGCACCATCCCGGTCGGCTGCCTCGCGCTCACCGTGGGCATCGACACCCAGGACAAATGGCTGGCCGTGAAGCTCCTCGGCTGGGGCGCGCACCACCTGTGGGTGGTGGAGTACCACGAAATCCGCGGCGACACCCTGCTCGACGCCACCTGGGACCGTCTCGAAGAATACCTCAACACCCCGCTCGTCAACGCCTTCGGCAAGCCCATCCGCATCCGCGCCGCGGGCGTGGATAGCCGCGGCCACCGCGGCGAGCAGGTGCGCAACTTCATCGCCCGCCGCAGCCTTAAAGTGCCGGTGTACGCCGTGCAGGGCAGTACGCTACGCATCAACCGCCCCATCGCCCTCACCGCCAGCTACCCCGACAAAAACTGGAAAGGCAAGGTCGTGCGCGGCGGATACGCCGTGTGGAACGTGGGCACCGAGCATTGCAAGGATTTCCTGCTCGGCCAGCTGGTGGCCGATTCCGAGAAGGCCGTGGAGGACCACTACCTGCGCTTCTGCAACGGCCT